ATTGACAAACTGACTATGAAGTCTATGAAGAAGAACGCGGTCATTCTTAACACGGCACGCGGCGGTCTCATTGATACGGACGACCTTATTGATGCTCTGGAGCATGGTGTCATCGCAGGCGCCGCGCTCGACGTTTACGAAAACGAGTCGGGCCTGTTTTTCACGAACAGGTCAGACCTCTCAATGGACGAACGTATTGCCCACTGGGACCGCAACATGGCCCGTCTTGCGAGCCTGCCCAACACTATAGTTTCCCCGCACGTCGCGTTCCTCACGGAGGAAGCTCTCAACAATATTTCTCAAACAACTCTGGACAACCTGATTTGCGCGTTTGATAACGATGGCCGTGCAAGCAATAACATGGTATTTTAAATGTAAACATTAAATGTAAAACACCATAAGAAACATTTTCCAGACGAAATTCAGCCGTCGACTATTTGCCCCACCCTGGCTTCGGCGAGGTTCGTATAAAGAACGAGCTCTTCGATAAATTTGTCTCTCGTCTCGATTCGCACCCAGCGCCTCGTTGGCTTTCTGTTGTCGACCGATACCTGCGCGGAATTAAATTTTAGTTCAGTCTTGCGCGCCACCCTATGAACGAACCCATCGTCTGGTGCCTTGTTGCACTCCCAGTCGGTTATCGCATACGAGTCTGCTACACGCTTTAGTCTGAACACGCACTTCGCGTCTCCAAAATCTACGGTTATGACGCGCCCCATCCCATATGGCCTCACGACCCCCGTTATCGTTTCTGAGGAGCGGACGCCGCGATGACAGAAACCTCTAGTGCTGACGGATGACATTGTTGTTGCTATGAGACCAGATATACCATCTGCAATTTCTTCGGAAATCTCATCGAGCCTTTTTTCGTTCAGTAATTTTACATATTCTACATAGATTTTCCGAAGAACGTCATTGTTTAGACGGTCGAAAGGCAAAGGCGCGTGCCAGGGGCCTCCGGAAGAGAGCATTACTGCTACTTCTTTATCGCATTATTTTTTGTTGGTCTTCTGCTTCTGGAGCTGCTGCTGCTGCTGCTGCTTCCAGAGAGGGAGGACGGAAGCGGGAGATTTGGACACCCACGGGGCGGGGCGGAAGCGTTGCTGCGCCGCTGGCACGGCCGCGTCGAACTCTAGCGCGGCTGGCTTGGAGATGTCGCGGTTTATCTTGTTGTCGGCGAGCTGTTGGCTGGCCAGGTTCAAAGAACCCGGGGTACCCCACGGGTTTTCGACACGGCTCTTCGTGCCAAATCGTTCGTTGTCTCCCGTGGCGGCCTCGCCGGTGAAAGTCTGTGCCTGGCCCGGGGTCGGGATGGTGTGTTGCAGGACATCGACAGAAGTGTGGTTCTTGAGGCCGTAGGACCCTTGGGCGGCGGGGGCGAAGTTGTTGACTCTGCCGGCGCCTGGGATGTACCCCATGTTCTGCGTAGTGCGCTTGGACGTCCTGCTCTCTGGCTGCAGCTCGACGACGTCCATGCGCTCCGCATACTGACCTCCAGTGGCCCCGGGAGGACCCGTGAAATACGCCGCCTCATACTGCTCACGAATGGTCGACTCTGGGACATATTCTGGCCTGGTTTCTCCCGCGGACTGAACGACACCCGTGGGACCGGCCGGGGCGACGAAATACGTGTTGATAAGGCCGCGCTGTGAATCAAGCGTGTAAGACCCCTGGTTGGCGTTCGTGACATAGCTTCCAGCGGCCCCTCCAGCAACGGAAGTCCCATTCGGGTTGATTATGGGGTCCGTCTGGCCGTCGCCAGTGCGAGGGCGGCCACGGGTCTCGTCAACGTAGCGACCCTGGGGTGCCGACACACCATCCTTGGCATCCGCCACGCCCTCGTACCCACTCTCGAAAGGCCTGAGGCCGGAGTAACCCCTCGGTTCGCTGCCGTATTGCGTGGCGGCAAGAATAGCGCCGTTAGTCGTGGGCAGGGGTGGGCGTTCGTCGAGCGGAAGCACGAGCGCGTCGGGGTTGTGGTTGACGCTGACGACCTGCTGAACTTCTCCCTTTCCTCCGGATAGGGCCGTTGCCGCGCCAGGGACGAGGCGGCCAGGGAGCTGGGTAAGTTTGTACTCGTTGACGTTGAGTGGCAGTTGGCGGTAAAACTGTTGGAAACCGCCAGTTGCCGCGACCTCGGGGCCGACGCCAAGACCGGGGCCGACGCGGAGCTGTTCCGCTGGGAGCACATTGTTGTGAGTCATAGAGTTTATGGAACGCGCCTTTTGAAGATCGGTGTCTCCTGGGGCGTTTCCCACGGTTCCTCCTGAAGTCACGCGTCCCTGGGGAGTCATGCCAAACAGGTTGGTCGACTCGACCTTGTGTTTATACGTTCCGGACTCGCTGAAACCGGCGAGGTTTTGGCCGGTGTACAACTCCATCCGCCGCTGATTCATTTCGGGATTGTTGTTCATCGTTTTGCCGGATGTGAAGAACGGCATCACCTGAGACGGCCTCTGGTTCGGCATTATGATGCCCGACGTTTTCGGATCCTTGGCCTCCTTCCATCGTTGTGCCGCTTTCTTCCTGTATTTCTTCACCATCTGCGTGGGCTGGACATCAAAAGTGTCTTTTACGCCGTCGCCTGTGCTCTGGAGTTTTTGATAACGATTCCGTTCCTCACGTGGCTCACGGCCCTCTTGGGAGGAATACAAACCGTAGCCAATGATAGCCGCGATAGATAGTAACTCGAGACCCGCCATGTATTCTTGTAATTACATATTATTATTTTTTAAAAATTTACACATCGTCGGTGGTGTGTAAATTCTATAAGAAATATACTTCAAATCTATCAAGAGACGTTGTTGTAGTCCAAATATTCGCTGTACTGGCGCTGCTGACCAGCGATGGTGTTGAACCTCGCGAGCTGGTTATTGTACGACTGACTGAGAATCTTCTGATTGTAGCCAACGGGGGCGGACGTCATGTGTGCGTCAGTGTCGCCGACCACGGTGAGCTTGGTCTTCTTGAGCACGGGGGGTTTCACGTAAAAGGCGGTAAGTTTGTTCACTTTCTTCTCTACTTCGCGAGCGTTCTTCTGCAGGAACGCGCGATACTCGGTGTCTTCAGGGGTCTTAAATACAGACTCGAGGTAGTTGTTGTACAGACCGCTGGACACGTAGTTGGTAAAAGCCCTTCCGTCGCTCATGGCTGGGGCTATGCGGGATCCCATTGTTTATATTATTACAATATATATTTTTATTCTGAATTTACACTGCGAGCGCCGTCTTGAGCATGTTCACGGTGTTTTCTAGAGAGGTTATCCTGTCTTGTAAAGCTGACGTATCGGCTCTTGACGGAGCTACGCCAATCAACATTTCTACGACTTGTGCACTAGCGTTTCCAGGGGCGTCGGGGTCGTCAATTACTTTAAGTGGTTTCCACGACGGGTGCACTACATTCGCAGTCACGAAAGAATTGTCAACGCGCACTTTGCCACAGAGGCCTATTGGGTCCCACTCAGATCTGTCTAGTCTGTTTATATACCCCTTAGAAGGGTCATACGCGGGATTGAGAATAGATTCTTCTACTATCTGGCTAACATACCCAGGGGGAGGAATGTCGCCTTCAGAACATGGTATCAACTCTTCGTCAGTATCGGGTTCCACTTTTAAGAAATAGTATTTTTTTGTCTTCAATTGTTGGCCGTACTTGTCTTTCAAATACATACCAGACCACTCGTTCCACGCGGTGTCGCCTACTATCGTGGGGTCTGTAGATACAACGCCTATTATGTCGTAGGGGTCGCTGGTTTGACTAGCTATCCGTATTTTACTACCAGAGAGAACCACTGGTTTTCCCCTGCGGTCTTCTTGATTGATGTTGCCGTCTTCCCATTGGAATAATTCTGCATAATCTGCCCCTGTCGTGAATGTCCCATTGACGTTGAATGTCGTGCCGTTTCCAATCACTCTGAATACGTTCGAAGAGTCACTCCTGGCTCTAATATGGTCAAACGCACTGCCCGAAGATGAAGGCCTGGTACATTCTAACAGTAATATCTGCTGATTAAACGTCGTGTTATTCGATATAATTTGTGCAACAGGTGCAGCCGTCGGTTGGACTACTACTGTCAAACCTGTACGAGTAATCTGAGAACCGGTTCCAATGAAGTATGGGGCCACGATGTTTCCGAGGACGTTCACTTGACCGCTGACGGCCACGTTGCCCCCGGAGAATATGGTGCTCCCCACGTTTCCGAAAGTCGCTATGACATTCGACACGTTGGCGTAAGACCCTATGACGTTTCCGCGGATGTCAATGTTCTGTACACCAGATGCTACAACACCGGTGAGCCGCGAGCCATTGCCGACGAAGAAAGGTGCCACGACGTTGCCGCCGAGGGCGGTAATCTGTCCGCTAAGACGGATGTTTTCGCTATTGATATACACGTTTCCTATGATCGCAGACGGTGAGATGACAGAACCGGTCAATTCGGTGTAAGTCCCTACGACGTTCCCGCGGATGTCAATGTTCTGTACGCCATATACGTTGCCAACGAAGAAAGGTGCTACGACGTTGCCGAGGACATTGACTTGGCCGCTGACTGACACATTGCCACCGGAGAACCTAGTGCCTCCCACGTTTCCAGAAGTTGCCGTGATGGTTGACACGCTCGCAAATGTCCCCGTGACGTTGCCAAGGGTATCAATCGCTGCGGATGCCGGAAGAGTAGTCAAGACGCCCGTAAGCCGAGAACCACTTCCAACGAAGTACGGGGCCACGACGTCGCCGGAGACATTGACTTTGCCACCGACGGATACATCGCCCCCGGAGAAACTAGTGCCTCCCACGTTTCCAGAAGTTGCCGTGATGGTTGACACGCTCGCAAATGTCCCCGTGACGTTGCCGAGGGTATCAATCGCTGCGGACGCCGGAAGAGTGGTCAAGACGCCCGTAAGCCGAGAACCACTTCCAACGAAGTACGGGGCCACGACGTCGCCGGAGACATTGACTTTGCCACTGACGGATACGTCGCCCCCGGAGAACCTAGTGCCTCCCACGTTTCCAGAAGTTGCCGTGATGGTTGACACGCTCGCAAATGTCCCCGTGACGTTGCCGAGGGTATCAATCGCTGCGGATGCCGGGAGAGTGGTCAAGACGCCCGTAAGCCGAGAACCACTTCCAACGAAGAACGGGGCCACGACGTTGCCGGAGACGTTGACTTGGCCGCTGACGGATACGTCGCCCCCGGAGAACCTAGTGCCTCCCACGTTTCCAGAAGTTGCTGTGATGGTTGACACGCTCGCAAATGTCCCCGTGACGTTGCCGAGGGTATCAATCGCTGCGGATGCCGGGAGAGTGGTCAAGACGCCCGTAAGCCGAGAA